AGAATGGGAAGAAATAAGAGCTGATTACCATGAAAGAATGAGAATAGCAAAAGAAGAAGGTATTCAACATGAAAAAGAACTTTTAGATAAAATGTTCAAACATTTAGAATTAAGCGATTTAATAGGTATCAGAAAAAATGGTGAGTTAACTAATGAGATTATTAATATTTGTGATGTTGATGATGATGGATTCTTAGTTTCTAGAAAATGGGGTGAAAGTCTTGGTTACATAAATGATGTGTTTAAATATCAAAAAGAAGCAACCGAAAGAGATAAATACTACAATATAACTGGTAATGAGAATGATGATAATCGATATGAACAATGGTTAGATTACATCGCAGAATGTGAGGTTATGACTGGTAAAACAGATACTTATTATGGTTATGAACAAGAACCATCTGATTTTGACCCAGTAATACATGAAGATGAAATTAAAACCATTATTAAAACTGTTAGTAAAAAATTAGAGTCTATTGTCGCTGAACGTACAGAGGTTACCAAACCTAAAAGAAAATATTCAGAAAACGAAGAGGATGAAGATGATGATTTAGAAGAAGATGAAAACGGTAATTTGGTTAGAAGTGAAGAAAATATAAATTTAGATGATGAGTATGACGATACATTCGGTGAGATGCCAGAAGAATATCTAGATATGTTAGCTAGTGTGAATGGTTTGGATAAAGAACAGGGGCGATTAAGCCCCTTTTCTTTTTTAATATACCCAGAACCCCATAGGTCTGTATTTCATTGCTTTATTTAAGTTCTCAGCTTCGTTAGCACCTCTTTCTAATTGTTTAGTAGATGATAGTCTTTCTAATCTAGCGTCTAACCTTTCTAACACTGCTTTTTTCTCTTCATTTCCTTCAGATAATAACGAATCATAATCCATAGTTCTTTCTGCTTCTGGTGGTCCAACAAGACCTCCAAACTTACCTCTAACTCTACCTAGTGTTCTTTTACCTTCAGCAATAAATAACTGACGAATAAGTGTTTTAGTTGGTTCGTTAAAGTCAGCATAATCTAATTTAGATAACGGAACTTGGTTAGGCATTTTGATAATATCTGGATTATCTTTTCTACATTGGTCAACGTTGCTTGGGTTAGTGTCATAATAAAAATACCACACTTGACATCCAGTTAAGTTAATAGAACTACCAACACCGCCAATACCTTGTCCAAATGATAATTTAGAACCTGGGGTACCCATTAAATGTAATAATTTTGTACCATCTGGTCCAGCAGTAATTTTATGTACTAACTCACTTCTAACAATACGATTTTTTAAGTTCATATCGGCAGCAGTAAGTAAAATATCAAATGCTGGTGCAATATAATAACCAGAACGAGCAAAACCTGGCCCTCCAGTACCTACTCCACCACCAACTTGTGAAAAACCACCGCCAAAACCATAATCAATACCACCATAGTTAGCTAACAATGCTTGGCTTGTTGCTGGCGGTGTTATCCATAATACTTCGTTTATCTCACGTCCAGCTGGTATTTGATATACTTGTCTTCCAGATTCTAAAGTAACAAAATCTTTTTTAAGTTCCCATGGACCTCTGGTTTGTAAACCAACTTGCTTAGAATAAGCATAAGTATATTGTGTCATGAAATCGAAATTTCTAACACTTAATGCGAATGCCATGTCTAACGTATCTAAATTCTGACCAATCAATGATTGCCATTGATGCTCAATTAACCATTCTTGAACATATTGTGCGTAATCTTCAACACAAATCTCTAGTAACGTACATAATTGGTCATCCGTTAATTCAATCTGACGTGTAGGTGCACCCAACGAGTGTCTTAATTGTCTGAATAGTTTTTCTTTTTCTTCTAAACTAACTCCCATAATTTATTTATTTACTTATAAATATGAGAATAAACACAATTATGCTAAAAATTTCTTAGTTAATTCAGCAGCTTCTTTAATACTTTTAAACGAAACGTTTGGAATCAATAATTGATTGCGAACTTTAATGATTGGAACTTCATCAGCGTTCGATATTTCTCTAATTTTTTCAAATTCTTCAACATTTTCTTCTAACTGAATATCGACATCTCTAAACTCAACACCATCATTAGTTAAAATTTCTTTTAGCTCTGCACAATAAGGACAGCCATTAAATCCATAAATAGTTACCATAATTTTTAATCTATTAATTGTTCTGCTAATAAAGCAGTTATTTCATCTTCTGTTCTTGTTTTTTCACCCATTATGGTTGAAATAACATCTTTTTTATTTCTAAGCATTTCCCACATTCTTGTTGAAATAGTATCTTCAAACAATTGGTAGTAAACGTTAACATCATTATTTTGACCAATACGATAAGCACGGTCTTCAGCTTGTTCGTTGTTACCTGGTACCCAATCAAACGAATTAAATATAACAACGGTTGCTTCAGTCAATGTAATACCAACACCAGCACTTTTTATATTCCCAACAAAAACTTTTATTTTATCATTGTTTTGGAATTGGTCAACTGAATGTTGTTTTTTAGTTGAACTCATTGGTCCGTTGTGTCTTACAGCTATTTTACCAAAATGATTTGCAATCGCATCTAATTCATCTGAAAATGAAGTAAACACAATAACCTTTCTACCCATTTCAATAGCATTTTCAACCATTTCAATTGTATAAGGAATTGCTTCTTGTGCTATGAATTGTCTTAACAAAATAAGTTCAACTAAATCTTTTTGTGATTCAACAGTTCTTTTACCTTGTTTCTTTTTCATTTCAACATACTCATCCCATAACTTATCATACATTCTCCAACCCTCTTTATCTAGTTGGTGATACATTGGTGTAACAATTTTGTCTGGCATGTCGATAGCATCTGTTTTCAAACGTCTTAACAAGATGTTTTTTGTTTTGTTTGCTAACTCTTCCAAATTTGACGCACCATCTGTTAACCAGATTTGCTTTCTTTGGCCATTTTTAAGCGTTCTAAAGAACTGTCTACCTTCACAGTATCTTACAGCATAGTGCTTCCAATTATCTGCGATAGGAGACTTAATTATCTTTAAAAGATTAAAAAAGTCCATAGGTCTATTTGCGACTGGAGTACCAGTAAGAAGCCATACTTTTGGTATATTATACTTGACGCATACATCAACCATGATTTTACCTCTAATACTTTCATTGTTCTTTAAGTTATGTGCTTCATCGACAATACATAAATCAAATTTTTCATTAACCATATCTCTAATCAAGATAGGTTCTTTTTCACCTTCTTTTAACTTTTTAGTTGGTTGTAAAGTATGAAAATTCTTTAATATGTCGAAGTTTATTATTGTGAATTTACTAGAATCCCATTTTTTACCATCAATAATTGTGGTTTCATTACAGAATACGTTTATTTCACGTTCCCAGTTTATTTTTGTTGATGATGTAGTTACAATAAGGATTTTCTCAGCACCACTTTCTATTGCGGCAATGATTGATTGCATCGATTTACCTAAACCCATATCGTCAGCCAATATACATCCATTTCTAGATAATAGGAATTTAATCCCATCTTCTTGGTGTTTGTATAAGCTTTTTCCGTATTTGCTTAGAATATTATTGTATTTAGTAAAATCAACATCAACATGTATATATTCAAAATATGGGTCATCAGTTACTTGTGTCTTTGGTAACCAATACATTTTTGATTCTTTTTGATTTTGTTTTAATTTACCGTATATGTGAAAACTTTTATCTGTGTCAGCTAATATAAATTCAATAAGAACTTTTTCTGGTGTAAATGATAAATCATCTAACTTTTTAAGTTCTTCCCCTAAATAAGGTGTAATACCTATGACTCTATTAATATATTGTGGTTCTTTATCGTGATTCTCTACTATATATCTAGATTGATTCTCTGTTAATTGAATCTTTTTATTCTTAATGAATTCATTTTTAAGTTTTTTAATATACGGATTTATACCCTCATATCCTTCTAATAAAGATAAGGCTGAATGGCTTTTTAAATCATTAATATCAATCACTTTTATTTGTTTATTTAAACAATGTTATAATATTTAAATATAATAAATTTTTAAATAAAAATCAATAGTTGTGATTATTATTTATTAGATTAATATTTATAAATAAAGATATGGGAAATAACAAAATAACACCGATTACTAGAATAAATAAATTCTTCTCAAATGAGGATTTTAATCTAGAAATTTCTATGGGTAGAGAAGCTATAGAAGGTGATGGGAATTTTACTATAATTTTATATAGTGTTGATAGAGAGTTATCAGCATCTGATAATGTATATGGTGAAGCACCTATCGATGGAATTAAATTTTTACCACCAGTTGAACTTAAAGTGGTTCCAATAATGTCTGCACCAGAAAATAAAGCATACAATGAAGGTATGTTAAGATATTTACAAGATGGTCAATTTACATTTGGTATTTATGATAGCCAATTAAGTGAATTAGATACAAATATTTATTATGGTGATTATATCGGATACCCAGTAAATGAAACAGAAATAAGATATTTTAGTGTTGTTAATGATGGTATTAAAAATTATGATAATCAACACACAATAATGGGATACAAAGCAGCATTTAGAACGATTGTTTGTGCAGCAGTTGATTCTAGCGAATTTAATGGAATGTAATAAACAATGAGTGTACCTAAAGGATTTAAAACGGGCATAAAAATCACAAATCAGAAAGTAGGTCCAGAAAGACGACAAGAAATTTTGGATGGTATTGCTGATAATGGTACCTTTTTACCTAGAGGTGTCCTAGAGGAAGATATGGACCAAACTTTCTTAGAGTTTATAAACAGTGATAAGAGGGTATCTTTAACTATCGATGGTAAAAAAGTTCCAGTTATATTTTTAACGATTCAAAGATGGACAGAGTTTAGCAAAACATGGCAATTTTCTGATAAATTTAAAAACATTGAATTACCATTTATTACAATTGTTAGAAAACCAGATATTCAACAAGGTCAAAATCAAGCTGGGTTATGGAATATACCAGTAAACAGAACATATACATATATGAAAGTTCCTACTTGGGACGGAGTTAGACGTGGTGTTGATGTTTATAAAGTACCACAACCTACTTCGGTTGATATGTCATATGAGGTAAGATTGTTTACCAACAGAATGAAAGATTTGAATGAGTTTAATAGATTGATTCAAAGAGCTTTTCAATCTAGACAATGTTATATAAACGTAAATGGTCACCCTATGCCGCTGCACTTAGAGTCAATCGGTGATGAAAGTAATATTGATGATTTTGAAAACAGAAGATTTTATGTTCAATTGTTTGAAATGAAGTTGTTAGGTTATATTTTAGATGAGAATGATTATGAAATAGTGCCAACAATAAACAGACAAATGGTTACTTTAGAAATAGCAACTGACAAAATATATAATGATGTAATATTTGAACCAGTTAAAAGAGGTAATTCACTTACATTTAACTTTTTATTTAAATCAAAGGCTGAACCTAGATTTTCATTTGTATCACAATATGGTGCTTATATAACACAATTAAATGATATTGTGGATATAAATAGGATAGTCATTTCAGTTAATGGTTCTGTTGTTTTTGATGGCACAGTTTTAACTACACCGATTACTATAAATGGTAGTGATACTGTTGTTATAAGAATTTATAAAAACTTCTATTCAAATGGAAGTTTTAGATTAATAGGAAGTACATTGTAATGGGATATCTGTATAATTATGACGTAAACGAAACTTTTGTTATTGAGCCTTTATCAATAACTGGTGATGTACCTACAGTTACAGCATGTACCGCAATTTTTAGTAATTCATTTGCTTCATGTAGCGGTGACACCCAAATTATTATGGGTACTGGGACTATAATATTCGATGGTGATATTAGTGGACAAAATATTAGTGGAAATACTTTTAACGCTGCAACATATTATAGTGGTAGTACAAATCTTTTTGACATTATAATATCAACAACTTCTAGTCAATCAATAACTGGTGGTACATTTAATAATAATACAGATACTTTAACTTTATTTAAGGGTAATGGTAGTACTTTAAACATAACTGGCGTTACAGATTATTATATTACTGGTGGTACATTTAATAAAGCAACAAAAATTTTAAGTTATACTAGAAATGATAATCAAAATATTGATGTTGAATTACCAGTTAGAACTTTTTTAAGTAATACTGGTCAAACAATATCTAGTCAAAGGTTAATTATTGATACTGTAACTTCAATTAAAGATAATTCTAACACATTTTTTGTTTCGTATGTTAATGCATACAATAGCTCTACTAACTATGGGTTCTGGAAAAGAACATTGGCATTAAATAAAACATCTGGTGTGTTAACAATAATAGGTGAAAATTCAGATTTCGATAGAATTTCTGTTGGAATGACACCAAACTCAATTGTTTACTCTGCAAATAGTGGTAATTTATCGATTATTATTAGTGGTGAAACAGCAAAAAATTATACATGGTCTTCAAATTGGGAGATTATAAATTAAGATTTAATATTTATAAATAAATAAGTAGATGGCAACTAACATTAGGTCGATATCAATTGGTGTAATTCTTATACAAACTGGGAATGGTGTTCCGACACATATTTCCTCTAAGGGTACATTGTTCGTAAATTTAGATACAGCAATATTATATATCAATAAAGATGGTATTGCTACATGGGAAACAAATAAT